GACGCCATCCTTGCAGCGCAACGCAACTCAGGAGTCGTCTTCGCACCGGCGGTCACTTTCTAATGACCGTCCCCACATATCAAGTCCTTGTCGGGTTCCAGACAACCACAGGATTCGGTACACCCTTTCAACTTGACGATGCCGTCTTCGGAATTCTTGACACAAGCACCCTGGGCGGTCTTGCATATGCAGACCTGACTTCGCTCGTTCTGTCTGTCAACATTAAGCGCGGACGCAACCGCCAACTTGACCAGTTCAACGCAGGAACCGCACAGGTCGTCTTCAACAACAACTCACGCATTCTTGACCCGTTAAACACCTCGAGCATTTATTACCCGTATGTGTTGCCTCGCTCGCCAATCATCATTTACGCCAACGGCACCCCCATTTACACGGGCTTCGTTGAGGATTGGGACTTGGACTATCAGAACGCCAACCAGGGCAGAATGTTTGCTCGATGCGTCGACACCTTCGGAACCCTGGCCAATCAGCAACTTAACGCCTTCACGCCGTCGACACAGACTTCAGGCTTGCGCGTAGACGCCGTTCTAGACCGTCCAGAGATTGCGTATCAGGGCGCAAGGTCTATTGGTACAGGGTCGTCTACTCTCGGGGCTTACGCGGTCTCTCAGGACACAAACGTCCTTAACTATTTGCAGCAGGTCAACACCTCCGAGCAGGGCTACCTCTACACCTCAGCCGACGGTACTCTGACCTTTAAGGGCAGAACAAGCGTTCTGAACCCCGTTGCAGGCGCGTCTTTTACGACCAATGGCACAGGCATTCCATACATGAGCCTTGTCAATCAGTACGGATCAGAACTGCTCTACAACTACATCGTGACCCAATCGCCCGCAGGCGCGGCACAAACCTCGTCGGATGCAGACTCAATTGCGTTGTATCAGGCTCAAAACTACAACCTCCTCAGTTTGCTTAACTCAACAACATCAGAAGTCGCAGGGCTTGGCGCGTACCTTCTTGGCAAATACCGCAACCCCGTCGTCCGCTTCACGGGCGTCTCATGCGAACTCGCAGCTCTTACCTCAGCGCAATGGGCAACCATCTTTGCCATTGACCTCACATCAGTCGTCACAGTTCAAAAGGACTACAACACCGGAACCCCGCTGACAGAATCGCAGACCCTCATTACCTCAGGAATTCAACACCGAATCGTTCCAGGGTCTCACATTGTTTCGTACACTTTTGAAAGTACGGACGGCAACCAATACCTCACCTTTGACGATGCAATCTTCGGAACGCTCGACAACAACCTTCTAAGTTTCTAAAGGAGACACAATATGGCAACACCAACCAACCTTCCCGCAAGTTTCGTCGCTGGCGCAATTCTTACGGCTTCGCAGCAAAATGATCTGAGGGGCGCGTTTCGCGTATTGCAAGTAGTTATGGGCTCTTCAACAACACAAACCGCAAGAACTGCTGCAACATACGCAACGTCAAACCTCAGCGCAACAATCACTCCACAATCAAACACAAGCAAAATACTTGTCTTGACTGCTCAAGCAATGATGTCCTCGGCTGGATCAGCAGAAGTTGGAATGAAACTAGTTCGCGGAGCAACTGATGTATGGACATCTAACAACGCAAACTATTTTGCAAGCGACACAGGAACAATGACAAATATTTTTTATCTTGACTCGCCTGCAACAACTTCCTCAACTACATACACAGTTCACTATCAACGCACATCCGGCACAGGAACTGTGTATGCGCAATTAGCAGGAGCGCAAAGCAACATTATTCTTATGGAGATAAGCGCATAATGCGAAAAAGCCTGATTTTATTGGTTATTTGCGCATCACTAACCGCATGTGCTGATCGTGAACGGATTAACTGTCCACGCACCAAAAACCAAGTCATGACCCGAACAACGGAAATCACCACCCCAACCACCACCATCGCACCAGACGGACGTTGCTAATGAAACTACGCGCAAGACTCTCAAACGAAGAAATCAAAGGCCGACTAATCCTCATTGTCGGATTAGCAATTTCCATCGCATTTGTTGGCACCGTATTTGTGCTTCTCTACGGACTTCTCTTTGTCACTCAACCGTTGGAGCAAGCACCGAACGATGCTGAAGCCTGGAAGATATTGTCACCGCTAACTTTGACCATGAGTGGGGTATTGGCGGGCTTGCTCGCTTCAAACGGCCTTAAAAATCATCAGAACGATAAGGACAATGAATGACGGTCAGGCCATACCCGTATTATCCATCTTGGGACGGCAAAGCCACTCAACCTGTCACCGCAAAACTTGTTGAACTTTGCGCAAAGCGTTGGGGAACCAAAAGCCTTGGAACATACGCCAACCGCCCAATGAGAAACAATGCCGGACTCTCCGTCCATGCCACCGGATACGCAGCCGACATTCAATACAAAGACGAAGCACAAGCCCGCGAGATGTGGGACTGGTTCCTTGCCAACTCAAAAGCCCTTGGACTCTGCGAACTTCATTGGTACGCATACGGCTCATACGGCGCGGGCTACCGATGCTCTCGAGGCGAAGGTAAAACTGGCGTCAAGATTTACACCGCAGACGACAACGCAGGCTCATACGAAGGCAACCCAAACTGGCTGCATTTTGAAATGGCAAAGCAATCAGCAGAGGCATTTGAAGCCGCATGGCGGGCGTTGCCCAAGCCTTAAATCGCCCGAAGAAATCACCCTCTTCGCGCTAGACCTCGGGACTGACTGTGTTTCCCTCATTGGTTCCGAGGTCGAATCCGCCAATCTGACGCTCGCTTGTGTTACAACATCAAGACACGTCTAGCGAAGGGAAACGCAATGACCGATACACAATTCATCTACAGTTTCATAATGGGATGGGTCGGATGCTGGCTCTGGCTCAAAATGATGGCAAACCGTTGATACTTCCAATCTGGGGTTACTACCCGTTATGGTCTAAGGACAAACTAACCCTCGTCCAAATCTTCACGGATTCGGCAACAGAAGAGATCGTCAAAGTCACAGTCGCCACAAGGCGCGCTCCCTGGATGACGTTTACTTCGATTACAGAAGTTGAAAAGGTTGACTAAGAGAATCATGGCAATCGCCCTCATCACCGCATTATCCATTCCTGCTCCGGCATTCGCAGCTGCACAGCGCGACACCTTCAGCAAATATCACGGAGTCCTGCCAGACGCTTACTACGACGGTCTTGCCCGTTGTGAAACTGGCGGAAACTGGCAACATTCCACGCGCTCTTACACGGGCGGTCTTGGCATCTATCGAGGCACCTGGCAACGATGGTCAGACTTCACAAGTGCCAAAGGCAAAACCCCCGCGCAACAAGTCAAGGTCGCAGACGCAATCGCATTCAAAAGCCACATCAACCCCGACGGCACAAAAGTCTGGCGCGTCGGGCCTTGGGGATGGGGATGCGTCAAAGGGCAGAAATCCTTACAGGCATTTATCTGCCGGTCACGACACACGCTTGTCGCAAGATGGAAGCGTGGATGCGGTACAGTCCACAAACACCAATAGAAAAGATGAGGGAAACATCATGGAATTAACAACCGACGAGATCATTGCGCGTCTCATGAATCTGTCAGTCAAACTTGACGGAGAAATGCGCTTCGAGGAAGGGTCAACAATCAGTCAAGCAATTGCCCTGATCATGACTCTTCGCAATGCAGCCGAACGCCTGCGCCACCCAACCAATTCTGACATCGTCTCAGCGATTCGCAGTCAAAACAACGACGAACTAAAAGCCGTCATCGAGTGGATTGTGGAGAACCCGTCATGAGCATTGAGGATTACGAACCAGTTGCCAGTCGCCTTGCGCGGTTCTGGGAGAAACACCCCGAAGGACGAGTCATCACGAAACTCATCACATTTGAAGGCGACCGAGTAATCGTCCAGGCCGACATCTACGTCGACCGAGAAGATGACCGTCCCATTGCAACCGACTTTGCAGAAGAGTTGCGCGGGTCAAACAATGTCAATAAAACATCGCACATAGAAAACGCATGTACCTCGGCAATTGGACGCGCATTGAGTGACGCAGATTTTGCTTCTAGCACCGACTGGACGAAACGCCCGTCGCGCGAAGAGATGCAGAAGGTATCCAGAATGTCCGGTGACACTCACATCACAGAACCGTCAAACCTTGCCTCAGACAAGCAACTAAACATGATCCGCGCGGTCTGTAAGTCAATGGGCAAAGTTCCACCGGCAAACCTTCAAGGCATGACCAAGCGCGAAGCGTCTGCATACATTGACACCCTCAAAAGCGCACCTCCACCGCAAGAAGAACCCGAGGAGGCGTTCTGATGGATTACCTGATTAAACAATTACGGGAAGTTTATGTCAACGACAATTTGTGGGATATGTGCCGTGCAGCTGCCGACAAACTTGAATATTTGCAATACAAATGCGACCATCTCGAAGCGGAAGTAATCCGTCTGGAAAGGCTCAGCAATGGTTGACCTGCTTACTCTGATTATCATGTGCGTCAGTTTGTTCATGTGCGGATTCCTTCTGGGAAAAGAACAATGACTGTCTCCGAAAAGATATTCCAAGACCAAGTCATCAAACTGGCGCGGATGCAACAATGGCTCGTCTTTCATGCGTCGCCTTCATCGCCCCGTGCAGGCGTTTGGCGGTCAGACGGCAACGGATTCCCCGATCTAGTTCTTGTCTCAACATCTGTGCCTTCTCG